CTGCCCACAAGAGCCGCCGCTCCGACTGTTGCTCCAGTAGCCGCCGCCGCGCCTCCCATCATTGTGATGTCGGAGGCAGTAGTAGGTACTGCCCCGCTTCCAGCCGGACCGGTAGCCGGTCCTAGAGAACCGCCAGACTCGCTGCTAGTCTCTCCGCTGCCTAGTAGATAGGCTCCTGCCGCGCCTATTGCAGTAGCTCCGGCGAGCATCGCTCCGACTTTAACTGCTTTCGCCGCGCCTTTTAAGAAAGAGCCACCAGCACCACCAGCAGCAGCACCTACCGCGGCTCCAGCGGCTGCCTCTGCGAAGCCACCGCCCTGGCTAGATTGATTGGCCCCTCCCATCTTGACTTCTCGTAGCAAAACTTCCAGAGTCTTCTGGATCTTCTGCATAGACTCCTCGCTCCTCTGAGCGTTTAGTCTAACTCTGCCTTCGAGTCTGTCTTCCGCCTGGCGAGTGGCTCTAGTCGATTTATCTCTGAAGCGCTGGGTAGCGAAGTCGTCCAGTGCCTTGTTTATCTGCTCGGCATTTCTATTGACGTTTGACAGCGTCTCATTGCCGGCGCGTATGTCGGACGAGACGTTACGCATGGCATCGTACAGCTCGCGGAAATCACCGACAATTCCAAAGCCGATAGCCTTGACTACTCCATCAAGTGATTCTTTGACTGTAGGTTCAGCCATTTCTCGTTCTCATCTCTTCTTCTACTTGTTTCTTGTAAGCTACCGCTAAGTCTACGTAGACGTCACGCTCGAATGGTAGCAGTGCTTCAATGTCGGTGATCGAGTACTTATGATGATGCGCCAAGCCGAACACTACCTCGTAGTAGTTCTTGAGGTTAGTATGACTCAGCCCAATATAAAAAAATCGTTTAGATTCCTGAGCACGGCCTTCCTGTCGTGCCCGAGAGAATTCTTATAAGCGATCTCATAGTGCATCTTCGGCATAGTCTCAAAGAACTGAGTGATCTTCGAGAAAGTAGCGATGTCGATGCTCTGTACGAACTCGTCACGCTCGGCTTCTGGCGCGTCCGCGAACACTGAGATCTTATCACCGCCCTCGACCACGAACTCTATGCAATACTTCATGACCTCGAAGAACGCCTTAGTCTCCACCTGCATGGTGGCGATGGCGTCTATCATCTGCGTGGTCGGATACTTCATGACGATGGCGATGTCATCATTGAGCTGGATCCTGGAGTTGTGACCTGAATGAGTCACCACGTTGACCTTCTCTAGGTCTACGTCGAAGCTGTACTCCTTGCCATCCTCGTTGTCGGTGAGGTAGATCTTTGCCATGCTACTGACTGACCTGGACCTGAGCTTGAGGAACAAGTACTCGATGTCGAATGTGGCCAACTTATCGGAATCGAACTCGGGATCTTGACAGCAGTTCCCGATGACTTGCTTTAGTGATAGGATGATCTCCTTCAAGTCTCCGCTCTGTTGTGCTATGAGGAGGATCTTCTCCTCGGCTACTAGGAACGGTCTGAACTTGTGAGTCTTCTTAGAAGAAGGAACTTCTAATTCGAAGATTGGATACTTTAGTTTCGGCAGTGCCATATTATATCTCCACGTTATCGTCTATTCTGCGCCGCGTTGTAGTTGAACGGCGTATTGATCGCGCCTCCGGAAGAACCGGCCTGCGCCTGCGTAGCATTCTGGTAGCCACTCTGATCTAAGTTCTCGGTGTACCAATCGAAGTAGCTGAAGCTCACTGGAAGCGTCAAGTACTGGTCGTTGAAACCGTAGCTCAACTGAACAGCGCCTATCTCAGTCGGGAAAGCCCTGTTGATGACGGTCTTACTCACTATGTCTAAGTTCAACTCTCCTGTGTTAGAAGATTGAGCCTGACCTGCGACTACGTAAAGCACCATAGTGGTCTCGTACTCGCTCTTGTAGGCTACCTCGAAAGCTTTCGTGCCATTCACTTCTGAACGCCAGGCAGCTCTTCCTTCAGTGGTGTAGTTGACTATTCCTCTCATCCAGTTTCTAAAGAATGAGAGTGTGTAACCCTTGGCGTCGACTATGAAGGTGGCGCTGAGGGCCTGGAATATAGGAGTGTGTGCCTTCAACTCGCTGGGACCGTATCCATACGGACGAGAGTCTACCGTAGCCAGCGCGACACCTGGTAGAGTCACGCTGTCGCAGTACATAGTGATCTCTTCGACGTCTCTTGGATCAGTCGGCATGTTGAGTTCGCGCGCCGCGCCTTGAAGTCCTGGCGGCGGGGTGATGATCAGCTTATAGAGATTGTTTCTGGCGATACCCTTTCGGGCCATTACCGCCCTGAAATCATCGATATCGAAACCTCTTCCGATGGCTACCATTTACTTGTACTTTCTCTTTATTCCCAGAGACTTTCGTGAGTCCGCGTATACCTTGCCCGCGCTCGCTTTCTGGAACTTTTGCAGTGGTAAGAATATGGCGATTGGCCACTCTTCAGGTTCGATGTACATGAACTTCGATCTGACGTGCCCGTACAGATACCTCTTAACGCACGGCTTGAAGTAGCTCAGACTAGAGTATTTAGTAAGGATCTGATAGTTGATAGCGAGATCTTTGCTAGCAGACTTAGACTTGAACCTAGTCAGACCTTCAAATAGACTCGCCCTTAGAGTAGGCGGCAGGTAGTGGAGATTGATACCGAGGAATCCCTTGGAGTCCATCTCGATCGGAAACACTAACGGGAACATGTCCCAGTACGGCAGTGTCTCTTTGTGCTTGGCATCGTACTGAAACAGAAACATGCTACCTATGATTGGTGCATTGGACCTGCTGTTGGTGTAATCTTTACCATTCAGGATGCTATCGGCGCTCAACCTCTTGTTGCTCGCTTTCTCTCTGAACCACTCCATCGAGACTTTCGACCTCTTCTCCGCCTCGAAAGGCGATATTTCTAGTATTCTATCGAAGACGTTCGCCATTAGATCCTCTTGATTCCTAGTTCTCGTTCAGTCATGACCATAAATAGCCAGCCGCGGTCTTCACAGTACTCGCGCGCTGCCTTCCACTTTGCCTGATTCTTGCCGTACTCGAATACCTCATTCACGTATCGACGCGTCATCCGATTAGGTTGCTTGGGAGGCTCAACTTGAACAGCCGGTTTGACCTCGATGACTACTACTGTCCCGTCCTTTTTCTTGACCCAGAAGTCTGGGAAATACCGGTGTATTCTGTTGTCGACGGGAGATCGATACGGGATGCAGAACTCTTCAGAGGCCCATTGAGACACCTCGTTGTGAGAGTCTAAATAGCCCATGAGTTTTAGTTCCCAGCCAGACCTATAGATAATATTGGTCGGGTCTCCTTTGTACTTTTCCGGATTCTTGGGCTTGTATCGGCCTTTAGAGCTCATGATAAATACTATTTATGCATATCTAAGGAAAGAATTCGATGGCCACAACGGCTAATGCTCTCGCTACGGCTAGTCAGATCACCGCAAAAGTCGGGGCTATGGTTCCCCTCGGTCAGATCAGCTCAGTCGTCCAGACCCTCTCTAACATCCAAGGCTTCAATGCAGGAGCCTTTGGTCAGCTCTCTGGTACCATTCAGAGCGCTTTACAAGGATTCGATCAGGCTTCCAGCTTGGTCCAAGGCTTCGCTAGCGGTTCTCCAGTCCAGGCATTTACCAGCGCGCTCGGCGCGACTGGATTGGCCGGATCTTCTATCAGTAGTATAGCCGGCTCGGCTGCTTCTGCTTATAGGCAAGCGGACTCATTCTTGAGCTCAGTAGCATCGGTGCAGAGTTGGCAGCGACTCAATAGTCAGAGACCAAGTGTCGAAGAAACCAGAGCCACTAACAGACCTAATAGTGGAATCTCATTCCCCAAAGACATCGGCAAGTACTGGATTTATCTCGGATTCGAAGAGGCGAACTTCAGCAATATCGTCGGCTCTGGCACCGCCGTGTATAGAAGAAGAGGCAGTGGTAGCGTCACTCTCCCCATCCCAATGAATCTGAGTGACACTAATCAGTTAGAGTATCAAGCGATCTCACTAACTGATAAAGCTTTAACTCTAGGTAAATTTGCAACAGAGATGGCTGGTTCTATGGGCGGCGTAGCCGGCCGCGCGGCGGCCCTAGCAGATAGATTCGGAATTAGCAATGGCGCAGGATTCTTAGGAAATCTAATGGGAGGTGTAGGAGCTGCAGCCGAGACCGCCGGCGCTCTCACTGGATTTGCTCTCAATACTCATCAGACTCTGAAGTTCGTTCAGCCTACTCTCAAGAGCCACAGCTTCTCATGGAAGCTCGTTCCATCGAGCAAAGAAGAGTCTAAGATCCTCCACTCCATGGTTCAGTTCATAAAATCTAGGATATACCCCCGTAAAGACGCACTGACTTTTAGGTATCCTGATTTAATCTATGTATACATGTACAATGGCGACAAGATGTACTTCTTCAAGCCCGCTTACGTCACCGGCTTCGCGGTGAATTACACGACTGAAGGTGGTCCTGCTTTCCACAAAGACGAGTATCCCGTATCCGTGCAGATCGACATGAATATAACCGAGACCGCCGTCTGGTCTAGAAACGATGCAGCGGCTGGAGGCTACTGATGGCAGTCACGCGTAACTACTTTCAAAAATTTCCGACTATCTCTTATAACGACTACGTAGTTCGCGACGTCAGCGTCAGGACTAAGCTGACTCAATACTTATTAGAGACTGGGATCGCGCTGCTCCCATATACGGTAAAAGAGGGTGAGAGGGCCGACAACATAGCGGACTTCTACTACAGAGACCCCTACTACGCGTGGGCCATCTACCTCGTCAACGGCATCATAGACCCATACTCCGAGTGGCCGAAGACTTCACAGACGCTCGATCAGTACATAATCGACACCTACGGGAGTGTCGAGGCCGCGCAAGACAACATCCTGTACTACGAAGTCGACTGGGCCAGTGACACTACCCTGCTGACCCCTGAGAACTACGAGGCTCTACCGCTCTC